TGGGGAGAGTTATCGAGCGTGTGAGGGTATTTAGAAAAGCACCCCACCTGGTCCCCAAAGTTCAAGGTACCGTGGGTACAAATTATTAATTTAAAATTTAAAACAATGTCAAATTTTATTACAGGTAGTATTCTGTTCGGTAAGTTAATAACTCACACGAATAAAAACGATGAAGAAGTAACTTCATCTATTGTCATGATCAAACAAGTTGATGGGACAATCTCTCAAGTGTTTGCTTACGCAAACGACATTCGAGATCAAGATGTAATCTTTTGTACAAAGATTCCACATGGTACTCCACTCTATGAGGGAGGTACCATCTCCGAAGAAGGTAAAGACTTACTCTTCGAAGGAACATCTTCTGTTCAGAAGTTGAAGACAGTGAATGAAACATTAACTGTTTGTAAAGAATTCTCCCTTTAGGGAGTTTTCTTTTCTTTTTTATATATATATCTATCTATTACCTGTAGTTTGATTGAGTCTGTGTGTGTGTTTAATGGTAAGTAATCACTTAAATAAAACAAGTATTGTGATAAAATCAAAAAAAGACATAGAGTGTTGTGTTAACTAGTGCACAACCTTACCACTTAACACACTCTTTTAACTCTTTTTATCACACTTGGTAAATCGATTGATAGTAATATATAACACTTTGTTAAGAAAATGAATATTAATTTAAATACCAATTAGGTAAAACAGTGAAAACTAAAGAAAAAGAATTTACATCATTTGATTCACAAGGTCCAACAGATTTTGATGTTGTTGGATTTCATTTAGACACAACAAATGATATATTAAGATTAATAGACTATTGTTATAATCTTGATAAAGATTTATCTGAGAAACTAGATGAATTAAAACATAATACTCTTAAACTAAAAGAATATGTTAAAGAGAGTAATTAAACTACTACAATACATACTAATCATAACAGGACTATCATTAAGTGTCCTGTTTTGGTTATGTATGATGTATGTATAACACAAACATCAACTCTATTGATAAATGATCTATTAATAAACTTTATGTTAACGTAGACGGTAGAGTTGATGTTTCTTTTAAAATATAAAGAGATGAAAAATAAAAGAGAAGAAATATGGTATTGTGAGAATTATAAGGGACAAAAGATTCCACCTTATGTATCAAACTATACTGTACCTAAACCAAAGAAGAGAAGAGTACAAATAATTAAAATGTTAATATTTATATTAATATGGGGAAGTATTATAATGTTCTTATCTTCTTGTAGTACATTTAAAATAACAGAAAAAGAAAAAGAATTAAACTATAAAATAGATAAATTATATCTAGAGTATAGTTATAAAAGAGATTCTTTATTACTAGAATACAATAACACAAAAGAGTAGAAATTATGGACAAAATCATGGAAAATAACATAGATATTATAGAGTCAACTAGACTCAAAGTAGTAAGATTATCTAATCAATTACTAGTAGGTAACTTTAGTTCACCTCATCCATTTACATTTGATGATGGGACAGTTTTACCAGCTGTTAGTGATTATGATAGTGAAAGATTAAAGGTAAATTTTAATGAAACTGTAGTTGACATTAAAAAATATTGGATAAAGACAGTACAACTAGACTTTACATTAAGTCAAGAGGTAGAGTGGGAGATGGAGAATTGGGTGAAGATGTGGAAACACAATGATGTTGATATAGTTTTATGTCCTTTACCAATGATACAAGCTTTACAGCAAAGTGAGGGTTTAAAAACAGTGTTAGAAAGTCCTTTTAGAGCTGTAAGAATGAAAGATAGAATTAAAAAGACATCATCAATTGATACATTTTGTGTTGGTGACACTAGTGGTAAATCATTTAGAACATTAGTGTGATGAAGTTATTTTTAGATTTTATGATAAATCCACAAGATGTGGACTGGATAGAGTGTAATTCATATGGATTACCAGGGTGGTACATAATACGAGAAGGTAATGAATTCGTGAGTTTAGTTAATGAACTGACTCACGAAAACATGCCTCATATAGTATCAATTGGTAATTTAGAAGGAATGCAAGCAACAATAGCATCAGAGATCTTAATTGGTCACTGTATGAGATATGATATAAATCCACCAATCATGTTTGCACATGTGTTGGATGATTATGAGTATACTAATGTAGTTCAATGTTGGGAAAACTATTTGAGACTATATTTTAATAAACCAAAAGCAAAATAGGTAAAGGTTAGTAATTAATTTAAATTATTAATTCAGCGGTTATACTTTGGGGTGATTACATCTCCTTTACCTATTTTTAACTTACACAGACTCTGGAGACGTAGACTATAGACTACTGATCCCTACATTTGAAAGGAGATACTTTGAATTCAGCCTTTACTGTCGAGAAAGAGTCTACAACTGCATCACAATACAAGCCTTGACGTGGCGATGTGGCTTTAAACTAATTGTATTAAGAATTAAGGGCTTAGCCTGATACGTGTAGTGATACACACAAAGACATAGTGTTGGATACTATGTTGCCAGTAATGGTCAATCTAAGCAAGCAGTATATCATACAGCACCAATGATCGAATGATTGAGGGTAAGTATGTGTCTTCTTTAGTTGGGAGACATGAGCTAGTGATAGCAATAAGAATAACTGTAGATTTAGTATCGAGTTAAACTTCCAATTTAACAAGATGTATAAATCAGTATGAATGGTAGTCTTAGGGAATAAGATTATCATGAATTACCATGGTCCGGAAGACTGTAGCGTGAGTAGTGTAGTATTTTGTCTCTCAAAAGGAGGCGAAGCTGCAAGATAACTACTACTTGCACCATTATAAGGCATAAGCCACATAATAACAACTAAAAGAGAAAATGTTATCTCGTTAGACATTGAAAGATGACTAAGTCTGGACACGCAAGTGAATTCAGTTGCATTGATCCCTCAAGGTGATATGTATTGCAAACCAAAGTCAGGATAGGGTCGATCAACCCTTCTCCTCGTATGAGTAATTTGTGAGTAGATGCTAACGTAAGGAGTGGTTAATCTAATTAACCGTCATTGCATACTACTATGGGAGACTGTAGTGGATACGTTGTTAACCGAGGCCCAAAACCTGTGGAATGTAATAACAAAAGGTATGTGTAAAGAGGTGTAATCTCAGCCCTTAGTAAAACCTAAAGAATAGAATGAGTAAAATAGTCGTAATACATACTTGTTTAAATTTAAATTTATGGTTGAGAACCCTTCTCAATTCTATTCTACTTAAATAAAATATTAACCAATCAATTAAATAAAATGGCAAAAAAAGCAACAACAACAGGTAACAAAAGAAAAACAATCAAAGAATTACAATATCATATTGATTGTTATGAGAAACAAATTAGTAATCAGAAATATATTATAATAGGTTTATTGATATTGACTATTGTAGGTTTCATGTCTCCATACTTTTACTAATGGCTGCTAATGAAAGAGTTTTCCTTGATCTAAAAGAAAAGGAAGCTCAGTCCAGTGGCATCTATGTAAGAATGATCGAATTAAAAAGAATTATTCAACAATTAGAAGAAGCTGGTGAAGTTAGAGTTATAGGTATTGTTTACAATGGAACAAATGATATAGAAATAATAACCAAAAATTTATAATTATGAAAAAAGGAAAAATGTTTGAAATGACATTATTTAATAAGGTAGATCTTATGTTCGGTGCAAAGTTTTATAGCAGTGAATGGGATGCTATATTACTTGGACTTAAATTAAGAGAAGGTATATATATTGGAGCATTCGGATTTGCTATCGAACTTAATTGGAAACTTCGTAAATAATTGTAAGTCATGAAGTTAACTATTAAAGGACATAAAATTAATCTTAAATATGCAGATATTGCGACACTTGAAAGAGTGAAGCAATGTCTAGTATATTTGAGTATTAAAAAGACAGATATTCGAATTAAAATGATTAAATTTGTTATCCAATTATTGGATAGAAAAATAGAGAAATTATATGAAAAAAAGAAAGCTAAACTCGAAAAATCCGAAATATAAGCGAATAGATCCGGATAAAGATCTAAAACCAGTAAGAACTAAAGAAAGTAAATGTGTAATTAGGAATGCAAATGGTAACATTGTTCCTAATAGATTTGCTAAAGTGACTGCTGTATGGTATGAATAAAAGGTTGTTGATATACCTTCGAAATCAACATTAACGCTATAAAACATAAAGAAAATGGCAAATCAATTAAACAGTGGAACATTAGACACTTTAAAACCTAATGAGACTTTATTATTACAAGCTAGAAAAGTAGCTAACGGTAAAATTCAATTAGAAGTAGCTGAATCAATTCAAGTAAGTGACAGACCTATGAATGTATTAGGTATGTTAAATAAATCTGATGATAGATTTAAATCAAATGCTAGAAGAACTTGGATAACAGCTGAACCAACAGATGCAACAGAATTATTTGGTATAAATTTTGGTGCTGACGCTGAATGGTATATGGGAACATCTAAATCAGGAGCTCAAGTTGAGTTATTAGATTTAAATGTATTAAACCCTGTAATCAATGACATGAGATGTAGAATCTTAGTTACTGAAACAATTGAACCAACTGATTGGCAAGCTGAAAATGTAGAAAGAGCAGCTAAAAGAAGAGGTGCTGAAGGAGAATTTATTACTCATGATAGTAATTATATATTCTCTAATACTACTTTAGTATTAACAAATGAAGATACTAAGAGTATGCACACATTCTTAAAGCCTGATAGTGTAGCTATGCAAACAGGAGATAATACTACCTCTTCTGTAGCAACAGTTTTAGAAACTGCTACAACTGAGAATATAGACTTGTAATAACCAAAGGGGAGGTTTGAACTTCCTCCCCTTTTTAATATTTTAATTATGATATATACAATAGGAATAGATACACTATTACCTCATACTGAATTTGCACAATGTGATATACATGATGTTGTAGAATATTGTAAAACCAAAAAAGTATTAGGAGTAGATACAGAAACAGAAGGATTTGACTTTACTTGTAAGAAAATGATTATGTTTCAAATAGGTGATGAAGAAAATCAATTTATAATTGATACAAGACATGTAAGTATTGCACCATTAAAATATGTTCTAGAAGATAAAAACATAATTAAAATCTTTCATAATGCAAAATTTGATTATAAATTCATCAAGAGATGGTCTGGTATTACTTGTGAAGGTATTTACGACACATTTCTTGTTGAATTAATAATCAGCTGTGGTAAAAGTTTAGGTTATGCATTAAAAGATTTATGTAAAAGATATTTAAATGTAGAACTAGACAAAGAAGTTAGAAATAGATTTATAGGACTGACAGGACAACCATTTAAAGCTGATCAAATAGTTTATGGGGCTAAAGATGTAGAGTATTTATGCAAAATACGAGAATTACAATTACCTACAATTGAGATAAATAAATTAAATAATGTAGTTGATTTAGAAAATGAATGTGTATTAGCATTAGCAGACATAGAATACAATGGATTAGATTTAGATACGGAAGCTTGGAAAGAAATAGAAGCTATAAATGATAAGAAAGCAAAGATGTTAGCTCTTAATTTAGATCAGATGATAATAGAAGATCATAGATTACAAAAGTTTGTATGCAAGTATGTACAAGCAGATATGTTTACACCTTTAGAGGATTTAAGGAAAGTAAATATAAAATGGACTTCACCAAAACAAGTATTAGAATTGTTTCAAACATTAATACCTAAGCTAGACAATGTGAATGGTAAAGCTATGTATAAACATAGATTTAAATTCCCATTAATAGATGAATATATTAAATACAAAGAAGCAATGAAGTTATGTACATCTTATGGTGATGCATTCTTTAAAAATTTATCAGGAGATAACAAGATTCATACCGGGTTTCACCAAATACTAGATACAGGTCGTATCAGCAGTAGTAAACCTAATATGCAGCAGATACCTGCTGACAATGTTTACAGAAATTGTTTTACTGCGCCTGAAGGTTGGAAATTTGTAAGTGCGGATTATTCATCCCAGGAGTTAAATGTGATTGCCTTTGGATCTAAGGATCCCGTATGGTTGAAAGCCTTAGAAGAAGGACAAGATTTACATTCAACTTGTGCAGAATTAGTATATGGTGAGCAATGGTATGATGCTGCTGATGAAGATTGTGCATATTATGTAGATAATGCTAAACAAAAATGTAATTGTACTAATCATAAAAAACTTAGAACTAATGTCAAAACTATTAATTTCGGGCTTGCTTATGGGATGGGCCCTAATAAGCTTGCTGATACTCTTAACATCAGTGTGGATGCAGCTAAGGAACTCATCGAAAAATACTTCAAAGCGTTCCCAGCGATCAAAGGATTCTTAGATAAACTAGGTAACTATGGTAAAACATATGGGTATATTAAAACATTTCCACCTTATAATAGACGTAGATGGTTTACTAATTGGTATCCTAAGATGTGGAATAACTCCTCATCTAAAATGGAACTAGGAACAATTGAAAGAGCATCTAAAAACACACCTATACAAGGAGCTAGTGCAGATATGACTAAGAAAGCCTTAGTTTTATTAAGAAAGTTAATAAAAGAGAATAATTTAGAGCACCAAGTTAAATTAGTAATGACTGTACATGATCAAATTGATTCAATATGTGAAGAAAGGTTTGCAGAAAGCTGGGGAAGATTAATGAAAATGACAATGGAAGAAGCTGCAAATGAAATAGTAACTAATAAGTTATTAAAAGCAGAAGTATCAATTAGTGATTGTTGGGAAAAATAAAAAATTATGATAGTAGCAATAATACTTATAACAATTATATTAATACTCAGATGTGTATTTTATATATTAGAACAATTAGAACAGAGTAGAAAACATAAACAATTTATAAAAAACCTTAATAATTATGGAAACAAAGAAAGCCAGAATAAAAGAAACAATAAAAAATCTTGAACACACTATTAAAACTATGGGAGATAGCGTGTATGTTGAAAGTATAAGTACTGCTTTTATACCAACAAGAGCTAAAAAATCTGATTTAAAAGCTAAGTTAAAAGAATTAAAACGAAAATTAAATGGATAAAGAATTAGTAAAAGCTTTTATATTAGAATGTAAACAAGAACAAGAATGGAAAGAAAGATGGAAAGCTAACCATATTGAATTTGACAACTATTTTAAATATAGTGGTGAGGTTGAACCTTACACAGAAGAATATGCAATGTATGTAGAAAATAGAAAGCAAATGAAAAATTGGGTAGACAATCCTATTATGGGTGATGATAAGATAAGACCAAGAGATATATATTTACTATTGTCCGCTGAAGAGGGGATGATGGTAGATATATTCTATAAATATGCAGATACCCTTAATATGGCTGATATGGCAAAAAAAGTTGGACGTTCTAAAGATTACTTTAAACGTGCAATTGGTAAACACTTAAAAATAATGAGAGATGACAAGAATAACGCAATTAGAGGCCTTCCACGCCTTAAAAAACTTGAGTGGTAAACGTAAAATAGTTTATGATGAAATAAAAAGGTTTACAAAGGATCCAAGATACAGAGGATTAACAAATAGAGAGATAGCTGATCGTTTAGGTTGGGAGATAAATCGTGTCACAGGTCGTGTTACAGAATTATTTGACCGTGGTATAATATTAACTACTGAAACTAGACTGCATGCAGCAACTAACAGAAATCATACAGTATGGAAAACACCTTAAAAATGAAAACAAATGAAATTAAAGACAAAGAGCAGAGAAAAGCCCTTAATCAATGGGCGCAAGCTGGTTATGTGGGTAGCATTATTGCTGGTACTGGATTTGGTAAAAGCCGATGTGGGGTGGTTTCTATTAATCATGTTCTCAATGTACTTGGGAAAGAAAGTGCTCTCATCTTAGTTCCTACCGTACAGTTGCAAGACCAGTTTAGAGATGAATTTTTTAAATGGGGATACGATAATTGTTTAGACAGAGTAGATATTTTATGTTATCAGACTGCTTATAAATTGAATAAACAGCACTATGATATTGTAGTATGTGATGAAATACATTTAGGTTTAAGTAAAGAATATAGAAAGTTCTTTAAAAATAATACTTATGATAAGTTATTATGTATGACTGCTACAAAACCAGAAGATGCTGATAAGAAGATAGAATTATTTAAATTAGCACCAACAATATATACTATTACATTAGATCAATGTGTAGATATGGGTCTAGTTTCTCCTTATGAAATTTACTGTATTCCAGTTGAATTAACATTTGGAGAACAATTAGAATATGACTCAATTCAACAAGAATTTGTTAGACATAAAATGTGGTTAGGGCCTGAAGCTTTTGATATGGCTAAGTTTTTTATAGCAAATAAACAGTGTTCTAGTGAAGAAAAATATCATGCTGCAGGCTTCTATAAAACTATACGTGAACGTAAAAGAATTGTAGATACTGCACATAATAAAATTTCTAAATTTAAAGATATAATTAATGCTAATTTAACGGAAAAAATTATTACCTTTGGGGGTCTAAATGAATTTACCGATCAATTAGCTGAGAGCGTTTCACCCTTAGCTGAAGTATATCACAGTAAAAGAACAGTAAAACAGCGTAAGAACGCTTTAAAACGCTTTAAAGAGGATGAAGTTAATATATTATGCTCTACTAAAGCATTAAATCAAGGATTTGATATACCTAATGCTAATATAGGTATTATATGTGGTTTAACATCAAAAGCTTTATCTATGGTACAAAGGATTGGAAGATTAATTAGATTTGAAGAAGGTAAAACAGGCAAGATATATATTATCTATGTCAAAAACTCCCAAGAAGAGAAATGGCTTAACAAAGCTGTAGAAAATCTACAAGGAGTACAATGGCTATAAAAAAATAATTAATAAAACAATTTGTAATATGGAAAAAATTTGTATATTTGCAACAGTTATAAAAACTATTTTTATATGAAGATAGAATTAGACTTTGCAATACTTAAGGAAACGGGTATGTCAGCAGATGATTATGTTTATCTTTATATTATTTATAGAAAAGGTTTTAATTACTTGACAACTCTTACTTTGAAACCAGATTTAACCACTCTGCAACACAAAGGATACATTAAGATCGGTGATTCCGTGGAAAACCACATAGTTAGACAGGAATTCATCGATCTTTTTGTCTCTAATTTTGACTCAATGTTTGCAGAATTAGTTAGCACTTACCCAATGAAAGTGAATTCTGGTAGAGGAATGAGAGTATTGCATGCCGCAGATCCAGATGCCAAATCAAATGATAAGGCAAGAGCTAGGTATAAAAAGATAGTGGGTGATAAAGCTTATAAACATAAGCATATTATGAACTGTCTTGATAAACAGCTTAAAATAGAAAGGGACAACCTCGGGTATCTACAAAACTTAGAGGTATGGATTAATAACCATACTTGGGAAAAGTATGAAAATTTAGACGAACATGCAACACAAAATAACACAAAACCAAGGATCACACGAACTCTTTAAAGATAAAGGTTTTAAAAGTATTAATAAAGCAATTAGTGCATCCTTATATCAAGTTCAAGATGGTATGCAGGGTAAGAGAAAAATATTTCCTACCAAGTGGCCTAGACTTAACAAAAATTTATTAGGAGGTTTACAACCAGGTAAAATGTATGTAATTGCAGGACGACCAGGTGTAGGTAAATCTGCTTTTAGTAATCAAATGATCTTTGATTTATTGGATACTAATAAAGGTAAAAACTTATTAGTTTTATATTGGAGTTTTGAGATGCCAGGCTATCAACAAATAATGAGGGCCGGCGCTAAAGGAACTAATAAACAAGTAAGTGATTTATTATCTGTAGATCAAAAATTAGAACAAACCGCTTATGAAGCTTTTAAGAAAGAGGTTTTA